AGTTTCGAGGCAATACTGAGGCCCCCGAGAAGGATGGTGAGTACGACCATGCGATTGATTGCGCTCGGTATATGTTAGCCAATACTATGGGGATCAACCACCGGACGGTGAAAAACAAACAAGAGCGCGGCCCCTTACCTCGCTTTACTGAAAGGACCATTCCGGTATGATTGACGACCTTATGTATACGCCGATGCGTGAACTAAAAGAGTTTATGCGTAAAGACGCAAACGGAAGCCGAGCGGGTTGGATTGCTCAAATCCTCAACCTAGCAGACAAATGGCGGCCAGATGGTTATCGGCGCGCATGTACGAAGTTACAAGATTACTATAATGGCCAACAGCAGGAGGGTCTGATCCAGCAACTCCAAAGGTCCTTTCCCCAGACGTGGAAGCGTCTACCGACCGAGATGATTCTTCCTGTATTGCGTCGTTGGATTGACCAGCAGGCCACGGTATACCTTACCCCTCCGGCTCGAAACATTACCAATGGTAACGGTGAGACAATCGAGGATGGGCCGATTAGCCAAGCCTTTGAGAAGCTACAGAAAGACGCAGCCTATTGGGAGGTGTGGCAACAACTCGACCGAATGGTGCACTTGTACAACTGCTCATTGCTTATGTTTGGTTGGAACGGATGGCGCAACCGCATGGAAGCGCATGTTGTTGCACCTCATTTAGTACATATCGTACCCGACCCTGATGACCCTAGCGACATCAGCAGGGCTTGGGCTATCTTGGTCGAGCTTGCCTCACCTCAAGGCATTCAAGACCTAGCCGAACCTAGCGATAGAAGATTCTTAGCCTATTGGCGGTCGTATGACGAGAATGGGCGCACAGAGTGGCAGGCTGTAGTTATGCACGAAGATGGCCATATCGAGTTGGGTGACCTTGAAGACGCAATGGACTTCACGGCCCCTATTCGAGACGAAGAAGGTCGTACCGTGTTGCCGATGGTATGGGTTCAACGCGAAACGCAGCATGGTGTGGTGTATGCGCTACCACCTAACGATTTGGTATTGAGCCAAGACGCTATCAACGAAACGTGGGTAGACATCCATGTACGAGCTAGGTCGTCTGGTTACGGTTCGTATGTAGCAACAAGCCTTGATACCGATAGGGCCAGGGGCGCGCTCAACATTGCACCCGGAGGTGTCACCATCTTAGAGGAAGGTGAAACACTGACAACCCTGACTGCCGATAGTCGGCTGACCGAACACGCCGAGATTCTACAAGATTACTTGCTACAGCAGGCGCAAAGATTAGGGCTGTCCCCTTCGTCTTGGAGCCCGAAGAACCGCCCACAACTTAGCGGTGTAGCCCTGAAGGTCGAGAACCTTGAGTCCGAAACTCATCGGGCCCAACAAATCAATCGTTACGAGCGCATCGAGGAAGAGGACGCTTGGGATATTGCCAAAGCGGTATGGAATACATATTCCGTACCAAACGGTGGAACGCTTATTCCATGGGACACTCAAATGTCTTGGCGCGCTGGGCCGACAAGTCTTCCGACCGATGAAGAGGCCGAGCGTCGTATTCTCGACCACGATGTGTCCAAAAATTGGATCACATCAGCACAAGCCATGAGTCGTGCGCTTGGTATTAGCGAACAGCAAGCACAGCAAAACCTTGCGGATAATACCGCTCAGAATAGGGAGCAAATCCAACCAGCGGGCCTTGGTTTAGCCGAAGCCGCATTGGGAATAGTTGGCACTGACGAGGTTTAGCTGTGGCAATCAATCCGGACTCCATATCCAAGCGATTCGAGAACACGCTTCGTAGGTCTGTTGGTCGCTTAGAGAAGTATATGGCCACCCTGGTCGCTCAGTTGGATACGAAAGACGCAAGGGTACTAGCTAACCAAGAGAACCTAGCCAGGGCCACGTTGATGCGCCAGCAACTAACCAACGAGTTGAATAGGTTGGGATTCCAAACAGACGTGCGCAATCTATATGCGGACATCGCTACGATTCTACAAAAAGAAGCCGGAGACGATAAGGAAAGTCTGTTGATAGCAGAGGCTGTTCTGGCTGGCTTTGCTTCGAACTTCACACGACACCTTGATAACTCTTGGTTCACTATGACCGGGACAATCCAAGACATTGTAGAGCAGGCCATACTCACAAATGCACCGATTCTCGATTTGCTGTATGTATTGGCAGGCCCCGAACGCTCAACGATACGCATATCGGCACCTTTAGAGGCTAGCTTTTCCCAGTGGTTGAACTGGAGTGCTGCGGCGGTTGATACAGCCCTGGCCGGGCTGATCCGTCGAATCTCGATCGTTCAGGCAACAGAGGCCGGGGTTGAGTTTTATGTGTACCAAGGTACGACCATAGCAACGACCAGACCCTTTTGTCGGCTAATGCAAGGAGTGGTGGTCCGCTTGGAAGACTTGCGCGATATTGAAAACGACCCAAGGTTTACCAACCTCAAAAGGCTAAGGGGTAAACAACCGCCTATTGCTACGACATTGGGCGGCTGGAGGTGTAGGCATACACTGCGGGCTATTAGCTTGGCCGAAGCTAAAAGACAGAAGCGTACGATTTTTATGGATTCCGGTGATGACTTAGACAGACAAGCGGAGGCATTGTTATGAGTTACAAGGCCAAACTCGAAGGGCGTATCGATTTGGGTTACATGAACAATGTGATGTCCAAACAACAAATGATTCTTATTGGCGAGGCCGCCGCGGCAATCATTCAGGAAGAGACTCAGCAGGGGCACAAGGACGAAAACGGTAAGCGTTTCAAGCCATACACAAAGGAATATGCTAAATGGCGTCAGTCACAGCCTCAGAAGTACGGGGTGCAAGTTGACCTCACCCTTACAGGTAACATGCTAAACTCGATGCAGTGCTTAAAGGAGTTTACGACAAACAAAAGGGCTGTGCTCGGATTCATAAACACACAACGAGGGCGGGATGGACTATTGCCTGTCCAAAAAATGGAATACACAAATAGGAAGAGGCCATGGTTTGGCTTTGGGCGTAAAAACAGCAAACGAAGACAGAGGATCCTCACACGAGCGTCCGAAATCTTCATTGAGGCATTGACCCGGCTACAAGGCCGGATGTAATAAGGAGGTGGTCACAATGACCGAACAAGAGCAGGCAGTGGATACTGCCGGGGTAACAGCGGACACTGTTACTTCTACTGTAAGTCGCGATGAGTTAGAGAAGGCAATCCATCGAAGGGACTCCGCTCTGGATAGGGCACGAGCAGCCGAAGAACGATTGGCCAAACTCGAAGCACAAAGACTGGAAACAGAACGAGCCGAAAAAGAGGCCCAAGGACGTTTTCAGGAACTCGCACAAGAAGCCGAAGCTAAAGCTACAGCTTACGAGGGTGAGTTACTCAACGCACGGAAGAAACTGGAAAGACTTTCGGCCAAACATAAAGAGGCCGTCATGAGTCGATTCGAGTCACTTCCCGAAGAAACAAGGAAAACCCTTAGTGAACGCCTAGGGGAGGACCCTGATATCGAGGCTTTGGATGACGCAGTGGCATTGGCCGAATCATTGAGGCAGGAACAGCAACCATCGGCACCAAGGAACATTGGCGCACAACCTTCAGCGGGCCGAATGACCGGGATCAACCCCGGCGGTAAGGCTACGGTGGAAGAGATCGCAAAGATGTCCAAACAGCAGATGGCAGCATATTTGAAAAAGAACTACGGCCGCTGAATCGGCCAATTTTTGAAAGGAAGGTTTTGCAATGCCTGCAACAACCACAACTGACTTAGCGGCTCTAATCCCTACAGAGCTAATCTCCGGTGTTCTCGTCCAAAATATGGGCGACAAGGCCAGCCTTATTGAACTGTGTGCTTTTCGTGGCGGCTTCAAGTCGTACGAGTTTGCCGAACTTGGTCCGTTGACTGCTGGCAGCGTAACCGAGGGTAATGCAATTACCCCAGTAGCGGTTGCCCCGGTAGGCACAACGATCAACGCTAGCCCGCAGGAAGTAGCCCCTATTCAAATCACCCGCTTGGCCCTTGAGAGTGAGCAAGGCCCTGACTGGATGAATCTCTCAGGCGCTCTTGGTAAAGCACTAAAGAATCGCGCAAACGCTCAAATCTGTGAGACGTTCGACGATACATTCAACGGCAACCGAAACACCGCTCAATCGTCTACTGGTGGTGGTAACCCTGCGGCCATGGACTTGCATACCCTCGAACTTGCTTTGGAGATTGCAGCGGGCAACAACTCGAAGTCGATGCCATTTGGTGCTGACTCAGGTTTAGCCGCTGTCCTTCACCCAACCCAGGTTGCTGCGTTGCGTGCCGACATCCGAGGTGCCTCAAACTATATTAGTCGCGAGGACATCTTGGCCATCTACCCAGCATTGCCGACCGATGGTCTTGTCTTCGGGTATTACAACTGTGCTGTATACAGCAGTGTTGGGGTGCAACTGAGTGGGTCCGGTTCCGCAACTGGTACTGGCGTCAACTTGAATACTGGCGGTGCCCCGTTGGCTGCCGGCAATAGTCACAAAGGTGCGCTTTTCTCGATCAACGAAGCTGTTGGTTTTGTCATGCAGCGCGACCCGAACATCCGAAGCGAGGAAACGGTCCTCATCGGTTCCGGTGGTGTCAACTTGGTGGCTGGTTATGTCGGTGCTTCGGCCCGCATCAGTGAGCAGTTGACCATGATTGAGTCGGCATAATGTCTGGGGCTAACTATATTAGGCACCCCTCTGGGCGCACTCGCATTTGTTCAGACGACGCACTAGAAGGCATGAAGTCGGCTGGGTGGAGACTGGAAAAGCGAGTTGAGTTTGAGGTTGTGGCTGAAAAGCCAAAGCCTAAGAAAAAGAAGGCACCAGCCAAGAAGGCTAAGTAATGTTCGATCCTGATTGGCTAAACGGTAAAGCCCCGTACATGGCACATCTTATCACTTGGATGGTGGTTGGGTGGTTTGCTTCAAGTGCACAGGGGAACCTCGACAAAGCAATGGCGTCCGCTCACCGCCTGCCTGTTGTCGAGGAGCGTTTAGCCGATCAGGGTCGGCGCATTGACCGGCTTGAAAATATGGACAGCAAGCTAGACAAGCTGGCCGAAAATATGGCGGCCGTAATGCAGGAACTAAAGACGAGATGATTCAGACTATACATCGAAGTACAGGGGGAACGGTGCGCCACGTGTGCTCTTTTGGGCGCCCTAACGCTGGAACGTTTAGTTGGAATCTTTACGACGCAGCGGGTGAGTTGATTACCAGCGCAGCAAACGTTGTCGGGTCGATGCCTGACACAACGGCGCACAATAGCTCCTCAAAGCGTGGGGACAAAACCATTCGTACCGTGGCAAGCCTTGCCGGAGGCTGGAGGAACCTAATGGTCCAACCGCAAAGCCTTGGCACAATGGAAAGTCTTCGTAGTTTTTCGATGCCGTTTCAAGTCGGCGACAGCAATACGGATGCGATTTTGTACGATGCCTTGCCCATCGATATTCAGGCCGGCGATCGTATTGTTGTAAACGAGGTTATGGTTGCCTTGGGATCAGGTATTACGAGCGCACAAGATGCCGGGATTTACTTCTTCGAAGTTATCGCAAACGATGAGGCCGGTGACGAACATCGTGAGGTTACACGAATCGCCATTACATCAGCCAATGTTGTGCAACCCGCAAACTATGCAAGCCTGACCAGACGATACCCCCTGCTACTTGACCAAGCTCCCCCAGAGGACCCTGAGTTTACCGTGTCACTTGACACAGCCCTTGAGTTGGTAATCGCTCAAATGGAACGATGGAAGTTCGATTGGTGGAACCTTCGGACATGGGATCAACTCGAAGACGTTGTGAGTGCGCGCTGTGCCGCCCAAGTGTATGGCGCTATGGGTGCGGATTTTGTTGAATATGCCGATACAGCAAACGCACAAGCCAACGCTTTGTTGAGGGATACCATCGATTCCTTGTCTTGGGTCGATACAGACGCAGATGGGACACCAAAGGGTGATGTAGCCCCTGATGTGGGGAGAGTTTGGATTGACCGATGACTTGGCCAACAGACCCCACAAGAACGCAAATAGTAAATGCTGTCGCCGACACAACGCTAATCGGTGACCCAAAGCTAATCGAATGGGACCAGATAAAACCACTCGGCGCTAACTCATGGCGTCGATTTACTGTTTTGGCCGGTGCTGGAAACATCGAAAGTCTTACAGACGCTCCAGCAATCGGTGCGTCAGGCATTGCGTACTTACGGAGAACGTACACTATTACGGTGTATTACGAGCGAGGCAAAAACAGGCAATCCATAGGAGCCGACTCCGACGTTTTGACGGATGACGCTGAAAGGATTGTTGGTTCGATTTTACGGATGGATTATAACTATCCAACAACGGGTTTGGAGTTGCTAAAACCAGCACCTTGGACCATTACTTTATTACCTAACGGCCAGCAGGCCATTGAGATACAACTAGACGCCAGAGTGCGTCGGGAGCTGTGACGATGACTCTAAAAAGAATCAATCGAGTCCGCATTGGTAAACTAGCTGGCACGCCTGTGTTCGATAAAGTCGAGAACTTTGCAAACGCAGACATGGTAGGAACTGCCTATAAGGACTTAGAAATAACCGACGCGACAACCGTCGAACTAACAAGCCCTCAAATCGAGATTACGGGCCAACGTGGTGATGGCCAAACACCGCCCGGCGTTGATGGTTACAGAGACGGGGCTCCGTCCCTCGCTTTTTACATGCGCGGCTTAGACCTTAGTGGTGGGGCCGCTCATGGTGTGGACGCTGCTACAGCCGTACCTCAGTACGATATGTTGTTAGAGCAGGCTACTGGAGGGACCGTGCGCAACATTGCCGGCGAAGATGTTGTCGGCGGTTCAACTGAGTGGATCCTTCAGTTTGGTGGCGGTCGTGTTGCTGCTGTTGGATACCAAGTTGGGGACATGGTTGGTTGGGTAAACGCTTCCGGGAAAATGGAGTGTCTTCCCGTCGTAGAGATAGGGCCAGGTGCCGACCAAATTACGGTGGCGGGTCATATCGCAAACGGAACGGGTGGGTTTAGCGCAGCACCACAAGCTGGTGACGACATTTATGGGATG